ATTGCCATCTTAGTATGCTTCATAAGGGTAAGCGATATTATCTATTGCCCATATGATATAGGAGTAGTATGTGTAATTATTAATTCCAGCTGTTCCTGCTCTACTCACTAATTTTAATTCAGGTTGGTAAGTAGTAGCATTAACTTGCAATGTTACTTTAGATGCTGGGTAATTCGTTGCATCCGTAGTATCAGATGATTCACTAACAACACCCATACTAATAGAAGTGCTTGTACTATTACGATAGTAAACACCCATTGACATTTCTCTCCATAACGCATGGCTAGTATTATAATTATCGTTTTCCCAATAACCTGTAATCTGCGCCTTTAATCTAAACATTCCTGATGAGGATACAGCTATTGGCAACACAACAGTTTGTACTGCAGTTCCGAAAATAGTAAACTCATAATTACCTTCTAAAATAATACGATTATGATAAGAACACCCAAATAAATTTAATGCATTTTGAGTTATTTTGGAATCCAAACCATTTTCATCGAGTTTAAATACAGAGGTATTAGCATTATTCCATCCTTGCAGACCATAGCTAGATCCTAGATTACCCATTTTAACACGGGTAGTATTAGAGGCATTCACCACACTAATAGCATTAGCCGCTGTTAAGTTGCTAGTCTTTAAACTTGCTGCACTTAAGCTACCTGTGATCATTAAATTGCCATCAAATACTTGTCCTCTCACTGACCATGTACCTGGATTGCCAATACTTGCAACATATTGTGTCAAGACCCAGCTAGGTGCTGTTGTATTTGGATAACATAAAGTAACTTCATCACCAACTACTAATGTTGATTGGCTATTGGGCATTGCAATAATAGCAGCATAAGCAGTTGCAGAATCCCATCCTGGATAACCAATAGCGGCATAAGTTGTAAATGTTCCTCTGCTGCCATTACCTCCATTACTACCATCATTGCCATTTTGAAAACTGATAACAGGGGTTGTCCAGCCGGTAATAGCTACTGCAGACGTATTTCCAGCTGCGGTTGAAACAACGGCTCTTGATGTATATACGGCAGTTGTTCCAGAAGGTATTGACGTGTACCAAGTAGCGCCTGTTGATGTTGGCACTGCTAAAACAGGTGGATTGCTAAAGGTATAAGTGCCACCGGTTGGCGTGCTGGTTGGCACACCTCTAGTAAATACAGTGACCTCTGCGACGGACGCACCTTCAACTCTTACCGGTGTATCCCATGTGTAATTTGCTGAGGCAGATGCTTTAAAGCCAGCGCTTGACCATAATGGATTAGCACTCGCAGGTACTGAGGCGACATCTGTGTACCATGTGATTGGTGCTGTGGGTGTGCCTGATGAGGCTGTGGGTATTGCTGGTTGTGAAGCAGCCCTTACAAAGACAAGATCAACCGCATCGCCACCGGCTCCAGTTGCACCGGCTTGTGAATAGGATAGCGATTGTTGTTTTGATATTGTTATTTCTGTGCCATCTTGTCGTTTTGCAATAATGGTAAAATCTATTTTAGCAGGACTGGTTGTCATGCTATTTGCATCGCCATAGGTTAAAGTAGTTGTTCCTGTTCCAGTTATGGATCCTGGCGTAATGCCTGTGGCAGCAGTTGTTACCCTAAACGTGCTATTTGCATAAGGACTTGATGAATCTTCTGTTAAGGCTGTTGTGCCTTCCCACACATTGATTTTAGTTCCTGATCCTGTATAGGTAACAACTCCTGCAGTTGATCTTGGCAACGTATGCGCTTCATTACTGAGCATCACCGTAATGCCATGCGATCCTGCTTTTAAACCAATCATGGTCATTTGATCTCTGGCCTCAATAGCTCCATCTAGGCCATCTTCTCTTATTTGTACTTCTAACTTATCTGGCATTCCAGTAAATGAAGTTTTAGGTGTATAGGTATAGGTATTTGAAGTGGTAGCTGTTCCAGTGCTAACATCATTCAAAAAGAACTCATAATAAACAACACCGACTGTATTAAAGACTGTTGCTGTAATGACAGAAGTAGCTGGGCTTGGATTTGCCCCGTTGGTATCATAAGTAAAACTTTGATTAGGCGTAGTTAATGAGACGGCCCTAGCTGCAATACCAGCTGCTCCATCAGCACCGGTTGCACTTTCTAAGGCAGCATTAATCTGAGCTTGACTAAATATTGTTAAATCATTATTAGCCTCGATTGCTGGCATTATCCATTGACGTATGCCGTTTAGACCTTCTGAGTTAGCATTAATATTCGTTATTGCAGCGTTAAGTGATTCCCGTACTGCGGATAAGACATTGCGTAATTTTGGCTCAAGTCCAACTGGAATACTTGGCACTTCTCTCATTGTAATTCACTCACTGAGTTAGCTATTGCAAACGATTGTAGTGTTCCTGTACCCGATACTTCTATTTGAAACTCTTTAGCGCGATAGCCACTGGGCAGTCTAACAACATTACTATCACTGACTGTTGTCGTAAAGACTAATGCACTATCCGCATAAAGTTTGAATGTCACGTTTCCAGTTGCATAAAGTCGCAGTGCAGATGGGCATATAGCATTAGGTTCACGCGCTAACTTGCTTTTCCATATATAGGTTTGATTACTCCCCGTTTCCCATGTTGATATATGTCCTGATGTATCTAACACATAGAGTTTATCTGCACTTAAATCATTAAATCCTGAAGATACTGTAAATCCTGAAATATCGGTTAATACCGCAGGATCATTACGCATATCAAACATGAATTGTTTGGTGTCTGAAAATCCTATATAAACACCTTCATAGAGATAGCCACGCATAGTGCTAGGCGAATAGGCTTGCCATTGGTCGCGTGTTAAATAGTTTTGGGTAGCAATGGCCATCTCATTTGCAGTGACTGAACAAAGACCATCCGGTGAAGCAAATAACGCATAGCCGCCCATATTAACGATACTGGCTTTATTAGCGCACGTTTGTTGATGATCAATGCGAATAGCGCTTAAGGTGCCTGGTGTAGATCCTGTTACCAAATAAGGCGCATCATCCGTAAAGACGACTAATGAATCACCTGTTGGTGCTATACCGGTTATTTTCCCTGAAAATCCAAGTTGATTAAATGGGTTAAAGGCATGGGGAAACATGGCTTCACTGACACAGAGTGAATTACTTGAATAGCCTACAATAAATCCATTAGGCGTTGACGTAATGCCTTGCATATCTAAAGGTGGTGGAAACCAGTTCAGTGATGGCATGGGTTCGCCTAAAGCGACATCGAGTAGATTATCTTCAAATATAGCATTGGTTATATCGACATCAGCTACAAATAGATATTCTGTGCTGGTTGTTCCTGTTGCTGTTCGATAAATGCGTCTTTTCCCACCCGTTAAATTATAAGGTCTTGATGCATCAGATGTTGAATCAAGCTTAGGCGTAACATCACCGCTTATACTGGTTGGGAATGTTAAAGTAACGATTTGTAAATCATTCACTGTGATTTTAACAGCGCCACTTGGTGGACCTTCTTCACCTAAAGGGGTAACATAAGAGTAAACATAGCTTCGATCTTTTTCGGTGAGATCTGTGTTAGCGGATGCTAATATGTCACTGTTAGTTAAGTTGGTGCCTAATTGTATGCCGGTAATTGCTGCGCCCACTTTATTCAATGAAGAATCAAAGTAAAAAGCTTTTGTTAAAGCAACTGTTGTCGCTGAAGTATATAACGGTGTCCCACTGCCATTCTTGGAATACACGACGTTTCCGGTTACTGTGACTTCGACTTGGAATATATCGGTTAAGGCAAAAGATCCGCAATCTGCTTTAAATACGCCATTTTCGTAGACCTTTAAAAGTCCCGCTGTCGTAGTGACTAAGGCAAAGTCAATATCTGTATAACCCGCTTTTGTTAAGGGCGCTGCATTTAAGCCACCGGCAGCAGGTAGCGTTAAGCTACCAAATTGAAACTTGGTGATGCAAGCGCCTGTAATGCTTTGTGATGAAGTAGCTTGTGTATTCCAGCCAGTGCCGCCTTTTGTTTTTGATATGCTAGTGCCATTAATGGTTGTATAGGCATTATTACTGGTTAAAGTAACAGTATCAGCTTTGAACACATCATCAGCAGTCGCAGTGCCTGTGCCTGAGCCAACACCGGTTGCTTTAAACTTCGTACCCACAACATTATCAGCTGCGCCTATTGCTGTAAAATCAGTGGTTCCATGTGTTAGTATTTTATAAGACTGCCCAACAATGAAGTTACCGGCTGCAACGGTTGCCGTCAGTGCTGTAATGGCATATTGACCAAATTCTATATCACTAATCAAAGAGAAAGTGCCAGATCCTGATGCAGCTCCTTGCAGAGAAGCATCCATATAAAATGTTTGTCCACCCACTACTTTTTTATTTTTTTTCTGATTAACAGGATCATAGGTGGTATAAACAATAGCGCCATTTTTGCTGACATTAATGGTTGTACCAATGTATTCAATTTCAAAAACATCGGTACTGACATAAGTAAACGTCGATCCACTGGCTACTACCGCACCGCTATTCAATACTTGATAACTTCCATTAGGTAGGCCATAAATAGCCCAATCTATTTTTTTAAATCCTGCATCTAGCGTTGGATCAGTATTAATACCAATAACTGCGCCAGCTAATCCTAAATTTGCAATGGAAAAGCGTAGAACACAGTTATCTTTATACGATAAGGCAGAATAACCTTGTACTGTCCAAGTTGTGCCTGTTGAAGTTCTTTGTAAGCCAGGTGATGAAATAGCAGTTCCATTTCCGGTTCCAGCATTAACACATACAAATGTTGAGTTTACCGCATAGGTTTTACCGGTAGTGCCAGCGATGGTGTTCCAGTTAACTTGTGTCGTTGTTGTTCCTAGTGAAGTAATGGTGTAGTACCTGCCTACGACAAAAGATCCTGCGGTTGAGGTAATACCGGCTACTTGGGTCGCATTGCCCAGTAAACCTAATGTGCCTGGTGTGAATGTTTTTCCACCTGTTAGCGTATCACTGGTTGGACCTGATTCGGTTAATACAGGAACAACGCTGGGTCTTGGTACACCTAAGAGATATTCACTACTAATTACCGAGTTTGTTGTATCGTAGTATTTGTATTTAGGCTCACCATTGCCTGTGATATAGATACGTCGATAACGATCATTGGGTACTGGGCTTCTGATGACATTGACGTTTTGATTATCCCATCCTAACCAATTAGGTGTATCTTCAGGTGCTTCATAATTATAAATAGATCTATTCGTGCTAGTTATGGTGGGTGCTGATATTTGTGTTAGCCCTTTCAGTGCTGTAATAGCGCCACTATCAATACGCAGATTAGTCGCTACGGTTGCCATATTATCTCTTAGCAAATGGTCACTAACTTTAGGCGCTTTACCTGAGAACTGATCGATCTTAATTGCCATAATTAAGCCTGTGGTGCTTTAGTAGGATTACTTAGTGTGCTATCTACACCCATTTTTGAAGCTATAGCGCTGATAAACATTTTATAGTAATCATTGCCTCTTACTGTTTGATTGGCACCATCAGAATCTTTAGAAAATCCACGATATAAAATGTAATCAAGCAATGCATTTTGATATTGATCATCAATGGTAATTTTTGTGCCAGCATTAGCATTAGCTATCAAAACAGGTATTGCTGAATACACACATTCTACGTATTTGGTAGTCGCAGGTTGTGGCGGATAAATATAAAAGATAAGTGGATCACTGGCGCTATAGATGTAATGCTTAACCACACTATTAGGGAGTGTTGCTGTCCATCCTGGTATTCTTTTTAACATGATCTCTTTAGGCACATGATTAATGACTGTGCCGACTGTTGTGCCATTTGATCCAGAGTTATAGGGTATATCGAGTAATATAATGGCATCACTTGGCAGGGATTGCTTAACCCCTGAAACTAAATGTAGTGCTACATTTTTTACATTAACTTGTGGTGCAAGGGTAACTAATTCACGTTGTCCATCATTAAGCCAACCTAATAATTCAGCTGTTGTCCATCGAGTTGCAGTTATATCACTGAGTATGACGCTTGCTTTATCAATAATGGTTTTTGCATCGGTAACTGAAGCCATGATTGATCCTTAGAAATTAAATGGATTGCGATATAAAGTCGATTGTTCTGATGCGGCTCTATTCACTGTGTCAAATAAGGCATTACGCTTATGACCAAAAGCTTTATCAAACTGATTAGAATACATAACGGCTTTGTTGATATCAGTCATGCCGTTATTATTGATAGAGAAGAAACGATATAAACACCAGTTACTTAAATCATCATGGTATTGACTAGGCGTTTCCATCGACACAATAGGTCTGCGTGAGCCTTCTAATTGCATCGTGTAAGATTTGGTTGGGATAGGATACAAAGTTAGCTTGGTATCATCCTGAAAATAGTATTTAGGTGTACCTGTTTCGGTAGACCAGTAATTGATATTAAAGTCCAGTTCGCGTCGAGTAGTCTTTATAAGCGGTTTGCTTTCGCCACTCAACCGAACTGAATCAATAAAAATAATGCTTGGATTGATCGCATAAACTGCATTGCCGGCAGTAACGGCTATATCGTAAGTGCTATCAAGTCGTAAAAACTGAGCGCGTTCTGCTGCTTCTGTTTCAGCCTCACTTATAAAGCCAGCTAAGACAGTATCAGGTACAACATAAGGTTCTACATCATCACCGGAGTAACGTCTGATCAGCGCTATGAGCGCACTCTGTTTCATTTAGATAGCCATTGCGCTAAATGGATAGGCAGGGACCTCACGTTTAGTGATTGATTTAGTTACTTCATCTTGCACGTAAATTTCTTTTACAGCATTTTCTAGCACTTCAAC